TTCATAAGTTCCTTCCTTCTTAAATCTTTTTGATTTTGTTTCTTGGTCAGCAAACCATTGCATCTTTTCAGTTTCTAAATCCCAATTCTTCCTTAATTGTTGCAATGGCTTATGAAAGCATCCTACACAATTTGAATCTTCAGGAAATATTAATTGAGTTGTGTCGACCCATTTTTTTACATCGTAATGAGTAATCCTATTTTCTATCAATGGATAATATCCTTCTCGCCATTCTATTTCTTCCCACTTGTTTCGTACCCCCCCCCCTTGCTTGCCTACTATTCCCTTAAATGAAGTAGTTAGTCTTTCTGCTCTTTCCATTTCATCATATCTAAATCCTATTCCCATTTTTACTTTTTGCCCAATGTGTTTAAACCACCAATCCCAAATAGGACGCATCTTCATTTCAGTTGTGCAAAATCTCCATTGTTGATTTGGTAATCCTTTTCCTCCAGTTGCTTTTCGATTAACTTCTTCAAAAGTATTTCCCGTTACCCATATAATTTCTTTTCCTATTAATTGCTCTAAATCTATAACTGCCTTTAAAGTTATATCCGATTCCGCAGTTGCTATAAACTCTTGACCTATCTTATCTGAAATAAATTGAACTAGTTTTAAATCTTTTGGAGTGCATCTTTTATCCTCAATTCTAATTAAAGAAAATAGATTATAATCAGCTGGGTAATGATAAGCAAGGTAACTCGATGTCTTGCCTCCGCTTAATGAATTAATTGATTTCATATCTCATCCAATCTAAATCTACGAATTAAACTTTCACAATCCTCAATGCTTCGTACAATCGCATAATAATAACCGTGATTAATTGCTATCTGCTCAAATGCTTTTTGGTTTGGTTGCTGAGTTCCTTTCTCAATTTTAACCTCAACAAATAAACCTTTCCATCGTTTATTAGAAACCATCCAAAACATATCAGCCACTCCAGCCTTTGCTCCTTCCATTTTTAATTTGATTGCAACAAGCCTATGCCTTGCGCCTCCGTTTGGAATAGCATAATAGTAAAAGTCTTGAGTCCATTCTAACCATTTGCAAATTGCCACCTGGAGTTTATGTTCGTGTTCGTTTCTCATTATACCTTATCTCATATAAAAATTAAATATGTTAATCTTTTATACCCTATTGCATATAAATAACATTAAACATATTTTACATTTTACTGCTAATTGTCAAATATCTTTAACATTATAAGTTTTGTTGTAATATTTTTCTGATGTATAATAAGCATTTAGCTCATACAATTCTCCAATACACCCATCAGTAAAGGCATCCTTTATCTGCTCTTTCTCCATTTGTTTGGCTTTATTGACATATACAGATAAATCTGTTGAATCAATGAAAGCATTGTAAAAACTAATTTTAGGTGGTTTGCTAAAATCAAATTCATAGTCATCATTCATATAGTCCTCATATTTTACCAAAATTTGTTCTACCAACCATTCTACTGCCGTTTGTTTAGTTGTCATTTTCTAGTTGTTTAGAATAATACAATTCACAGAATCCATGTGGTATCTCAAAAAATACAGATAAATTCTCACCTTCTGATTTTAAACCATTGCAAATAAATCCAAATGGTTCAATAATACTTCCACGACCTATGAATCTATTTGCAGGATGACCTACAACAGGAGTTTGATAAATACAATTACAGCAACATCCAAATTCTGTACCTTTTTTACAATTTGCCATTGTCTTATTGATTTAGTAAATCTTTTAAAAAATTAGAAATATTTAGCATTCCTTCTTTTTCCCTTTTAAACTGCATTTCTTTATATTCTTGACTTTGCATATAATCGGGCAATAAACAATTTTCCAGAAATAATTTATCCTCGTATGCTTTCCTTTCTTTTTGCTTTTTGTCTTGAACAATTTTACTTAGAATATTTCCCATAGCTTTAATTATTATTTTTTAATCTTCCGTGACTTGTGTATAACCGTAAATCTATCGTATCCGTATAAATATCCTCAAATTCGGAAATTCCGAATATTACTTTTGCCTCTGATTTTTTTTGTATTGTCTGTTTATTTTTCAAAGCATAATAGTAAGCATAGCTAATTAATGCTATTGCAGTAATGTAAATTATTTTTCTTTTCATTTTTCGTTTGGTTTAATAGTTCCATCATTATCAATAAAGCAATCAAATGTAACTAAACTATTGACAAATTTAATATAACCTTGAGTTTTGCAGTGCATCTTCCTTTCTTCAATATCCTGAATGATAGAATATTTATTCCAAAGTTCAATTCGTTCTTCTTTTGATATCGTTGGAATCTTAAATTGCTCCAGGTAATCAAAGAGAATTGACAAACCTCCAGCGATAAACGTAAACTTTTTATCGTTCTTCTCGCAAAACCTTATTTGATTTGCATATTCATTAGCAGTATCAATCGCTTGCTTCTTTAATTCTTGGTCACTTGGCTTTTCTCTCACTGGCTCTATTGGTTTAGGTAAGTTTTTAATTTCTTCTTTTGAGTATTCAATATAGGCATTCATAATCCTACCAAAATATTCACAAGAAAAATTCTCATAGCATTTAGCATCGACATTTAACTTGCCAGCAACTGCCATTTCAAAAGCAATCTTTATTTCTTCGCAAGTATTATTTCCAAAATTAGACTTAACAAAATTAGTCAATACAACCTTTTCTTCTTCAGTTGGTAAATTGTTTCCTCTTAAGCCAACTAAAACCATTGTGTAACGTAATGCTTGCTTTATATCTTCTTCGTTCCTTACACGTAAAGCAATGGCGCTTTGTGCTTGTTGTATTGCTATTGCATTACCACTTCCGTAAGGCTTCCATTCTTGCGGCACTTGTTCCGAGTTTCTCAGTTGTATTTCCATTATTGTTAAATTTAGTTTTGTTTTGCATCCAAGTTTTTACTCTGCGACTAATATCAAAAAACTTTTCTGACTCCCATCTTGGTTTACCTTTTTTATCAGCTTCCATCCAATAAGAAACAAAATTTTCATATTCATCTCCTATTTCAGATTGAACCATAGTAACCATATCATAAAAAGAAATTTGTTTGTCTTTCACTACTCTTTCTTTATTATTAGTATAATTATTATCTTCTTGTTTACTATAATCATTATTACTAATATTTGATTGTTTTCCTATATTAGGATTTTCCTCATTAGGTTTTCCTGTTATTAGGTTTTCCTCAATAGGAATTTCGTATAGTAGGTAATCAACTACCCAAAAACCTTTATTATTTTGATATCTATTTCGTGCTAAATAACCAAAATTTTCCAATTCTTTTAAAGCAGATATTACACTTGGTAAGCCTTCCTTTACTTGCTTTGAAATACGTTCTGCAGAGAACTCCCAGTTGTCAGGCTTTGATTGAATGTAAGCATACATCCCTTTTGCCTTAAATGAAATATGAATGCTATTCAGCAAATCATTAGGTATTGTTCCGTACCTATTTTTAATAATTAATTTACCCATTTTTTTTAATTAAAAAAGCCACCAAATAAATCAATCGGTTCTCACTTCGATTTCATTAAATGATGGCATTTTAAGACCTTTGATACTATGATGTGAGAACGTATCCGCTTACAAATATAAAAAAACTAAACCGATTTACAAAGTCTTTTTGAAAAATATCCTGAATATATTGGATGCTCTGATTCAAATAACCTAGCATAGTCAGAAGTGAAATTGTTATTGACTTTGTACCTATCATTCCCTTCGACCATTGTATTCCATCGAATGACTTCGAATATTTGCTTTGCTCCAAGTCTAATGTATCCTCGATTGATTAGTTGATATGCTAAACGTTTAAACTCCTGGTATATTTGGGGATTGGATTCGTGGTATTTTTTGAAACTTGTTTTCATTTGGTTTAAATTTAGATGTTTGATATAATTTCTTATAATCTTTTTTTAACTCTTTTGTCAAATGGTCTTGCCATTGGTTAAACGTTAATTCTTTCATCTTATTAGGTCTACAATTAAATAAAATATCCAAGTGGCAATGATTCCCACGATGCCTATCATCGTGAGAAATTCTGCCGTTTCAGTTGAGTTATTGGATTTGCCTTGATTTTTCATCTTGCATTTGTTTAGCTATCATTTGAACTTCTCGCATTACTTCAGGGTACTTAATGTATCCGTTCTCTTTATTCCTAAGATTCCAGTAGACTACTTGCTGAACATTCTGAACGTTCCATTCTCTTGCGCTAAAAGGTAAAATACCTTTCTTGTTTAAACTATCGGCAACCGCCTGATGTATAATATTTTTCTTTATTTTAATCATCATAGTATTGTTTTTTTAATTGATGTTGTACTTGATTTAGCTGGTGGATAGAACTCAAACGATTCGCCCGTTTCCTCATCTACCGTAATAGTCTTATTCTTGATTCCTTTACAAAACTTCTCGACTTCCTTTTGCTTTTCTTTTAACTCATCGATTTGGTCCTGAATATCAAACCATTGCTTGGTTGCACTAAAGTCGTATTTCGTTCCAACCTCAGCCACTTGCATCTCAACATTATGAACTTCAAATCGACCTTTGTCGTATTTAAGTAATTCATCGACTGCTTGCTCTTTTAAAGTCTTCTCAAGTTCAGCAAATAGCAACTGATACTTCGATGCGATGGCAAGCAAAGACTTAATGTCTCTGCCCCCTTCCTTGATGCCCTCGTTAATCAAATGAACCAAGTGATTAATCTGAGCCTTGCTCATGTCTAAGATTGGATTATGACCGAATAAACCTATCTCGAATTGTTGTGGATTAAATTGTATTTCTTCCATGATTAAAAAGGTAAATCGTCATTAACTAACTCAGCACTTGGCTGACCTTGTATTGGTAATACTGGCGCTGGCTTTGAAACTGGAGTGTTTAATCCTTCCGTTCCTTTTACCTTAAAGTTGCCCAAGATAGGAGCATTACTTTCGGGAGTTTTAACTCCGTCTTGCGTTACGAAACCGAAGTTTCCGTATTGGTCAGCATCCTCTTTTAAGAATCCGCTGATGTTTAGGTAAGTACCTTTCTTACCCTTGTACAATTTAGACTTGTCTAACAAATCTACGTTAATTGAAATGCTTACTAACTTGCTCATTTGATTATTGATTAATTGTGAAACTTAATTTTTTAGTTGAAAATAAACTGATAATATCTTTATTGCCTTTAATATCTGATTGCCATTTAGACCAAAATTCATTTAATTGTTCTATTGATTTACATTGGTCAACTTGTTCTTTCCAAAATTGTAATCCAACAGCCTCATCTTTTCCGTGAGTATTGGTTGCATCCGAATCTTTTGTATCATCCATAGCAAATAATCCACATAATGAATATTTTCGAGCATATGAGCTGCTCGCCCCAGTAACTTGACTGCCATCCATTCCTTTCTTGCTTTCTTCTTCTCTTGCATATCCATCCGTTGACCACGTTTCCTTGCCGTTTGAGAGAGTCGCAGTAGCTTTGATATAATATCTATCGCCCACGTTAATTATCGTGTCGGAAATCGTAATAGAATAACCCATCGGATTAACTACTTGCTTGACTGCTTCAAGGATATCTTCAGCACTTCGGTAGTTGTATTTACCGAATGAATTAAATTGTCCTTTAGGTGCTTTAACCTTTGCTTGAATTTCTGCTAATTTGTTTTCCATTTTTAGTCTTGGTTTAACTCTATAAATTTTGATTTGTAAACTCTTTCTTCACGATAGACTTTAGACCAAAAGTCTTCAAGTCCTTCGCAAAACCAGGTACAATGATAGAACCCAGCTTCGTCTTGAAATTTTGCTTTATACTTTATCATATTAGTAGATGATTGGAATAATATGAAACAATAGGAAGTAAAAAAATATTGCGATTGCAATACTACCAAATAAACCTTCTCGGTCAGTTTGGTAAAAGTCTTTGATGTACTCGATTGATTTTTTCATTTGATTGTTGGTTTAAGATTGCCGAAGAATCCGCTTCGGCTCGGGTTATATTTTTTACCACTCTTTAAAATCTTGATTTTCTTCGTACCCTAATAAATATTCTTCTATTTCTTTTGGGTCGGTTAATATAACCATTTCTCCGTTACCAGTTCCTTCAGGCCACTTGTGTGGAAATTTAGGTCTTCTATAATAAGAATCTGCACTTCCTCTATCATAAGGTGAACCGTGAGTTGAATCGATTGTTGAATTTCTCATTTTTTGATTGGTTTAAGTTTATTATTTGTTTTTGTTGAGACAAATATATACCTATTATTTTAAATAAAAAAACTTTTTATAAAATTATTATAATTATTTATTTAACGGTCATATAAAACAAAAATCCCCACCGATATGACCAGTAGGGATTTCATTTACTTAAACCTATTTAACAAAAAATTTAACTATGAAAAAACAAATATAATACTATTTAATTATTTTACCTTCTCTTATCTGAATATTATGCACCATACTTTTGCCGTTGTCTATCTCGACAATAGCCATTCCGTGATTGTGATGTGAGAAAGGCATATATTTAGGACTAAGCAACGTTAGGCAACCAGTAGTGTAAGTATTAATAAATTGCTTCATACTTGTTTTACGCTGAGTAAAACTCGTTCTATGGACGTGTCCTATAAGAGTATTGCATAGGGTTTTATTTAGCAAGTTTTGAGATGGGTTAATCCCTCCAGCTCCATACCATTCATGTCCGTGTCCAACAAGCAAATCGCCCATCTCCATACCCTGCCAATCTTCAACCATCGTAATGCCTAATTTATCTAACCTAAAAAATATATCAAATTGTAAATCGTGCAACTGAGCAAACTCCTCAGCTTGTAATTGTAATGACCTGGCGAATCGATTTTCATGGTTGCCTAACTTATAATAAATTGGAATCTTTCTAAATATATCCCTAAGCCTTTGCAAGAAATCCCGATTCATATCGACTTCCCTTTTAAAATCCCTCATATCCTTTTCCTTTTCGTGCCTGGAAATAGAATAAAAGTCTTGGATATCTCCATTAAGATACAAGCAATCAATCTCTTGCTCCTTTAAATGCTTAATAGCGCAAGTCAAAGCAGTCAAGTCGTGATAAGGGAAATGAATGTCAGATAAGATTCCGACTTTTTTTAAGTGGTTAGGTAATTTAGCCGATACATATTCTTTGCCAATGCTATCTTCAATCCCAAAATTGTCCAAAGTATCGAGGTTATAGTTTACGACTACTGGTGGCATCTCTTGATTAACTGCCTGCAAAGACCTATCCTTTGCCAAAATATTGTATTGGCTCATTAATTTCCTTAATGAATTTGGACTTTTATATCCATACATTTCATAAAATGAATTGTAAAAATCCGTTTTGCTAAGATTTTTTGAAAAGAAATGTTCCTTAATCTTAACTAATTTATCGTCCTTGTTCATATTCTTCCATTAAAACATCGACTAAAAATTCGATATTGTTTAGCACTTTCATTCGTAAAACGTAAGCAGCATCATCAACGTGTTCGATGTTCTCCATTACATCCATCATGGTATCGAGTAAATCTTTTGCTCTTGATTTTGGCTTCTCCACTGGCTCAATATCTATTTTATACATGAAATATTCTTAAATATAAGTAACCAAAGATTATAAGTCCTTGAAAAATAATGGTTAAGATACACCAAGTTGGAATAATATTCGTTACTTTTTCTTTATTAGATATTAATTTATCGGTTGACAAAGTAGAAGCATACAAATTTTGATAGACATTTTCAATAGAATCTATATTAATCGTGGCTTGAATATTGCCCTTGTAAGACCTTATAATTATGCGACCCTGAGGAACGGTTATTTTAGAATAAAATCGTGTCAGTATGCCCGTAGAATCACAAGGATTCGCAATGGTTAGCGTATCGTGGACCGAATCATATTTAGTAATTACTTTGTAGTCACGAATTGTATCAATACGAATCTTTTCAGTTATGATATTAACCGATTTAGTTGGCTTACAAGAATAAAAAAAGTTTGCAATTAGCAAACCGATGAGTAGTTTTTTCACGAAAAGTATAATTCAGATTCTGCTTGTCTTCTCAAGGTAAGTCCGTTAAGAACTTTGCCTCCACTTTTATTCCATTTTAAAAATTCTAACTTGATTAAAGGGTCATTTGGATTAGCGTTGACTTTCTTTAATAATGTGCTTTTCTTTAAAGCGCCAGCGCCCACGTTATAGCAAAACGATACAAGGGCATCGAACTGATTTTGATTAATGTCATCACGACAAAATGAGTCAACGCTCCTTTCATAATGTTTAATTACATTTAAGAATATATCCGTTGCTCTTGCTTCACTTATTGGTGCATCAGTCATTTTGACTTTAGTTCCATCTTCGTAATAGGTGCAACCGATTGAAATTGTCGGTATGCCAGCTGGACATAAGTAAGGCTTGAGTTTAACTCCCTCAAACTTCTTTATTAGGCTTAGTCCTTTTGGGCTTATTTGGTTGACTTTCATCTAATTTTGCTCTTAGTTCTACATTCTCTGAACGTAGATTATGAATCTCAGTAGTTAAACTTTCGACCTTATCTTTTAAGTCGGCAACCTCTGCTTTTAAATCCGTTGCCATCTCTCTCCAAATTTTAATAGCTTCTTGAACATTAGTAATTTCAGTCGATTGTACCTCAACTCCTTCTTTCTTTCTGCCAAATAACCAAGTAATTAAAGAACCAAATAATCCCGTTATTCCTGGTATTACTATCTCCTCCCAATCATTCATTATTCGCCATCAGTTTCAGGTGCAACTTCTTCTTCCTCTTCAACCAATACTTCTTCTTCCTCTTCAATCAATACTTCTTCTTCTTGTACTGGAACGATTTTCTTTTCTTCTAAGCCTAATGTTTCTAATGCCCATTTAACAATGAACGAGTCATCAACTCCCCATTGAGCAACGATTGGCTCAGGTATAATCAAGTTGCCTTCTTCAATCATAGGATTAAATTGGCTCATCAATTTGAAATACAAAGTTTGCTCAGGATTTTGAAGTGCATAATTAACGACCTTAATTTCTACTCGGTCTGCAATTTCTCTAACTCCTTTAACTGGCTCAATAAATACTATCATATTAGTCTTTAATAAATATCTCTAATAATTGCGCTTTCGCTAAAACGGTAAATGACTCGCTATCTTTTACGAATCCTTTTAAAGTTTCTTGGTCCGACTTGTCTAAATCTAAGACCTCGCCTTTAAATAATTTCTTTGCCCAATCCCAAAATTTAAGTGCATCTCCTTTAGATGCGGAGGCTAATGCGCCAGCTAACATTTTACCAGCATTACCACCCTCAAAAACTTGGTCATCAAGACCGATAAAGTCAAAGTTAAAATCTAATTTCATTTGGTTGTTTGTTTAGTTTACAATTATAAATAGCTATTATTCAAAATTTTATTAATCTGGCCAATATCTGTATGTTCCATTTGGATTAAGTATTATTTTAAATAATACATTTCTTAGCTTTGGCTCATTATCATATATATTAACATAAACATCTTCTCTTGAATCAAATAATTGAAACCAAATATCACCTGGATTAACATAAGCAGTAGTAATATGCCTTCCTTTATGAAAAATTCTATAATAGATTCTTATCCAAAATGTCCCACTTGTTTGAAATGGATAATCTACATTTATATTACCAAATAAATTATCTCTTACTGGATTAGGTGCATACATATTACCAACGGCAGTAAAAGTATTTATTCCAGCATCGTAAGTCAATGGGAATTGTTGACTTACGGGAGTTCTATTATTAATCGCATAATCCCAAGTTAAATCATTAGTATCAATAGGGGCAATAACGTTTTGATTTGTATCTCTACAAGTTGCCGTTGCTAAAAATTGATAATTGTTAGCCCAATCAATTGACCTTTCATCTTCATGTACTTGAGTCCCTCCAACAAAACCTTTAAAATTTGTAAATTGTCTTCTTGGAACTACTTGACTATTTGAATTAATTATTAAATTATCAAAAGGTCTTCCCGATACGGGTTGTACTATTGAAGACATTCTATAATAATCAATAACTAAATTTATCCTGACATAAAAAATATATTGTCCTACGGGAACGGTTACATTACTACGTTGAAATATTAACAATTCATAAGGTAAAAGACCTTGAGAATAAAAAAAATAAGTTTCATTAATAAATACTGAAACGTGGTCAACAATTCTTAAATGGTTAGGTAAGGTAATTCGCATGGCTACCAAAGAAGAATTAGTACTTGGTTGGTTGCCAATTGTTAATCGATATACATAATAAGCCTCATCCGTAGGTATTGCAGTTATTGGTCTTGGATATTTAAAATTTTCATTAAACGAGTCAACTGAAAAAGCAAATGATGGCTCTCCAAATACATAAGTTGACACCGTATTACTTTGAGCATAATTATTTAAAATATTCCCTCCATAAGCAGAAGCAAAGTTTGTGTAATTCCCAACCGTTATTGCCCTAACCGTAAATACAAACTCGGCAAAGTAATCTACTGGTAATGAAGTAGAAGTTGTATAAGTCAAAGTCTTTCCACTAACCGTTAAACTAAATGGAATTGGAATATCAACCGTACTTACAAATTCAAATCCACTTGGCAAAACATCTGACATCACAATTTGCCCAGTTGTCACATTTGCCAAAATTCGCATTTGAATCCTTACCGTTCCCGATTGATTAAGATTAAATGAGTCTGGCATCGATTTCGATAATGTCATCTGAGGATAACCGTAAACACAAGTCCCGTATTGATTTGCAACCGATTGCCCATTAGCATCAAGCCATTGGTTACATAATGCAGTTGCCTGATTATTTGCATTAGTATCGGCATCAGCCTGACTTATTGAACTTGTATAAGTAGCCGTAAAAAAAGGCGAATAAACTTCTTGATATGAGCCTACTCCGTATTCCCCGCAGTCATTCTTTTGAATTGTACGGACTAATCTTTTAGTGACTGAACTTGTCCAAGTTTCTGCGCCACCTATTAAAGTAGTGGTTGTATTTGAGGTCTTAGAAATCGCTTCGCCTCCACCCGATACCGTTGCATAATTATAATACGTTGTCGATATAACTGGATTAACAATTAACTGAAGTACTAAGACTCCGTTTGGTTGCAAAACACCGTTATAAGTTCCAAAAACATTATAAGAGAATTTACCAACATCGATTGAAACTTGCTGAACGGTTATATTCCATCCATCTCCACTATGAGTAATAAAATTTAATCCGTATTGAAAATAATCAGATATTTGAATAGGCGCAGTCGTTGCCGTTGTGCCATTGTTTACAATAGTTAAGTAATACGAATATGCTTGATTAAGATTCCCACCCGTAGGCGCCGATTTGCTAATCGTTAAATATGGATTAGGTTGGTTACATCGTTGACAATATAAATACCATTCAGTCGGAAATACCGTTGGTAGACTGCCGTCAGGTCTTGGAGTGTAATATTGATTTAAGGGGATTGTTTGCCCACTTGAGTTTTGAAGTTGACCAAGTTCAGCAGCCGTAATAGAAATAGGAGGATTCGTTAAAGATTCCCCCGTCATTTCATTGTACACATCGGCAAAAGACATTGCCCCACTTCCTTGTAATGGCATCTATTTATTCAATAATGCTTTTAACTCTTTGATTTGTGTTTGTTGCTCTTTAATCGCTTCAA